GGCCCCGACTCCATCTGAACGGGAGCGATTGACGATGAAAGATCCCAACAACGGACCGTTCTACGCCGCCGGTCTGTATGTGAAGCTCGCGAAGCTGTTCAGGGAGCACGGCTACGCCCTCGCGGTGCACGGATCCGTGGGCACGGACTTCGATCTGATCGCGGTTCCGTGGGTCGATGAGGCTGGTGAGCCTGACGCGGTCATTGCGGCGTGCAAGGCGAAGTTCGCCTTCGATGGCAGACCACACGATCGGGAATACACCCCAAAGCCGCATAGCCGAATTGCGTACAAACTCCATCTGAGTTTTGGTGACTGTTCGCTGGACATCAGCTTCACGCCGCGCACCGGCAAATGGGCTGAACGTCCTTCGAGCGAGGGAGATCAACGTGGGTGAGGTGATCAAGTTTCCCGAGAAGCCGCAGGAGCATGACGCAAGCGTGGCTTTCGGCGGTGTATGGACTTGCGGCTGTGATGTGCAGGAGTGGCGTCTGTATGGAAACGGAATCGTGCTGTGTACTGCCTGCAACTATATCAGCACTGTGCTAGCTGTGGTTCAGATGCCCGTGTCGCCTGAACCGCCATCGGTGGGCAAGGAAGGAAGTCGCTGATGGCTATAGCGCCCAATAACAATGACCACAACGTGAATCCGTCGAGGCGCGATCGATGGGTGCAGGGGATCTTCATGCGGCTGTATGGTGGCTGGAAGCCTCGCACAGAAACCCCGCCTAAGGGACGGTGTTGGGCATCAGACGGAAAGACTGTCTGGTTCATCTGGACGGATGGCGAAGGGATTCCAGATACGGCGACGGCCGTGCTGTGGTGGATGCCCTACCCGATTCCAGACCCGCCGCTGCCAAGACAACATCTACAGCACAGAGGTGTCGAATGACCCTCAGTCGAACTGCCCTCACGGTCCGCCTTGAGCGATCTGAGATACAGATGCTCATCGACGCCATTCAGGAATTGAAGTGGGAAGCGGCCAACAAAGAGGAATACGGCGATGCCGACAGTTACAAACGCCGCATTGATGAGCTTCGAGAAGTCCTGGCTCAACCCATGCCGGCCCCCGACAAGTAATACATCCGGAGGAAGTCTATGAGCGTTCAGATCGAACTGCCGTGCGGCTGCCGCATCAACGAAGCGTTCGTGCTCGCACTGTGTATGGAACATGCCCTGGAACTCGACGCCAAGAAGCTGGAGTCGATGCACGCTTACAAGGAATTCGAGGACAAGATGCGAGGCGTTAACAATGGATGAGAATGAGAAGCTCAAACGCGCGTTGTACTTCGTGAAAGAACTGCGCGACCGTCTCGTGGAAATGCAGTGGTCTAACGAGGGCGGCACCGAAGTATCCTCATGGGGTGTCTGCCCAATGTGCGGCGCCGCCGACTGGCGCGGGCACAAGGCCAATTGCGGACTGCACAAACAGATTCAGGAAGTGGAGGAATTTCTAGCGACCACTTCCAGCGCAGCCGAGCAACGTTAGATGAGAGCCAGCGCCGAGCAGCTCCCGTTCGAAATGCCGCCAGTCCTCGACGCCTGCTGCGGCCCGCGGATGTTCTGGTTCGACAGGCATGATCGCCGCGCTCTATTCATCGACAAGCGCCAAGAGACGCATCCCATGGATCTGGGCACGGAATCCACGCGCGGCCGCGCTCCGGCGGTGATCGCGCCAGACGTAGTTGCGGACTTCACGTCCATGCCCTTTGCTGACGAGTCGTTCTATCTGGTCGTCTTCGATCCGCCGCACATCATGAGACACCGCGGAGGCCTAACCGGCTGCTTTTCGAAGAAGTACGGCATGCTCCCGAGCCAGTGGCCCGAGGTGCTACGCGCTGGATTCGCGGAATGCTTCCGGGTACTGAGGCCTCACGGCACGCTGATCTTCAAATGGGCCGATACCAATATCCCAATTTCTCAGGTCCTGATGACTACGCCACACAAACCGCTGTTTGGATCGCGGCGAGGTCCGCATACGCACTGGTATGTCTTCATGAAACCGACACATCCAACCGTGGGAGCTGTCGATGTCTGAGTGGACTAGATATAAGGATCGCCAGCCGTGCCTCGAGGACGGTCCCATTATGGTCTGCGAGGCAGGCTGGGATGAGGCTTGGTTTTTATCGCCATCCGAAGTTACGGACTGCTGGCTACAGAATGGCGAAGTGACATTTGACTGGAGTGATGTGCAGGAGTGGTTGTGGGCTCCCTGTCCAAAGCCGCCAGCTCTTAACTCAGGAGTGCCACGTTAATTTACGTAATACGAAAACACTTGTATCCCCATAATATTCGTATTACACTAATTCCCATGGTCGAGATGTCCTCGACGGGAGAGAAAGGATGATCACGGTCACGAGCAAAAGCGGAAAGACGGTTGAGATGATGATCGTAGACGCTACCGTCGTCGCTAAGGTCGCCGGAATGGAATTTCCGGTGGCCCGCGAGGGCGGCAAGATCCAGTCGCGCTGGCTGGTGCGTGAGGCCGGTAACCGCCGCGTGGAGATCGCGCTGGAGTGCGGCGATCTCATCCTGGCCAACGCGTTGTTCGACGAGTTGGACATGATGATTGCCCGATCTTCCGCAGCTGCCGCTGAGCACGACCGCCGACACGAGATGATCATTAACAAAATGCAGGGGGAATAACATGTACACAATCACGCTGGTACATAGCTCAATTTCGAAATCTCGGGTAGTGCACTCCGATAAAAACCTCGAAGACACCAAGCGCCTGGCGCTCGAAGAATTCGGCGAGGAGCAGCGCGACTACGAAATACTCATCTGCGATGATCGAGGGCCGGTGGCATCCTGCCTAGTCGGTAATCGTCAATGGCTGTGACGCCCCGCAAGGCCAAGGCCAAGCGTCCTGGGCGCCCCAGACTGAGCAAGGACGCTCGGCGGGAGGTGCGCTCAGTTCGTCTACCAGCGGCCCTGATAGCTCGCATGGAAGCCTATGGCGACGGCAATTTCAGCGCGGGTGTAGCGCTCGCAATCGCAGATTCAGACAGAATCAACTTCCTTTCTGATAATGATGTCAAGTTAGAAACAAAAACTAGTGTCGTCGGTAGCAAAATTATGATCTACACGGACAAGGGGACCAAGCAGGCCGACGGAAAGACGGTACGAGACGCTATCGATGCTGCAATGGGCACTGAACGCTCATGACAAAAGAGCATACCGGCGAGGAGTATCTCGGCAAGGATCGGGATGAGCTACGCGCCGTCATCATCGAAAGAGACATAGAGATCGCGCGGCTGCAGACTCAGATAGAAATCCTCCAGCGCGCCAACCGATTTCTGTCCGAGCAGATAGCGTCTGCTCATGAACCGAGCGAAGGACGTTTTTTGCAACTCAATGAAGAGGACTGCAGGCGCCTAGATTTGGATATTACATGGGAGGGTGCATACAAACGCATTAGTGTACCGGAGAAATCGGGAGCGCGTCCGCCGTGCATCTTTCGCCAGGGCTGTAAGTATCAGCCTATTTGCAGCGATCTTTGCCACGGTACGATCTGAGAACCTGAGAGCAACTATGCCAACAACGGCTGATATTCCCCTGCGCCTAGATATTAGGCTCTCCGATCAGTGCAGCCATGGCAAAGCGTGGAAGGAGGATTGCCGTCTGTGTGAACTCGTCAGTCTTGAGGAATCCCTGGAGTGGATGGAGAAGCGGGTGATGCGCGACCGTGCCCGTTTTGAACGTCTGCGCAAAGAAATCGCGGACGGATATACCTGAATGAACGCTCTGCGTCGAACCGAATGACTCGAATCAGGCACGCCCCGACGGAGGCAGGCGACCGTGCTGGCCCTCTGGTATCCGTCAATGAGCGCGTACGGAGCCACAATCCGGCGTTGGCATATACGCTTCGAAGGGTCCGTCCCAATGGCCCCTGAAAACTGTGGTGGCGGCTGGAGAAGATTAGTGCCAGCGTTTGTCGGTATCGTAAACCGTCATTCTCTTAGCGGACCCGAGTGACATCCCTGTCTCCATGGACTCCTACCCTCTATAGACACGCCAGACGCCAAAATCGGACACGCTTTTGAGAAAAATTTTCATGCTGCCAAGATTGAGATCTCGAAGTACTCGATGATGTTCCCGTGGTTGCCAGCCGGATCCGTGGTCTGGCCCACTAGACCAGCCTTGTAGAACGGCACTGGAGCGGGGTTTGCCGGAGGGAGCACGCCGATCGCGACGAGCGGCACGTGCGCGGTCAGAATGCCGTTGGCGTCCGGACTCTCCACGACATACTGAATGACGTTGACCGGCCCGCTGGTATTGGGAATGGTTGTATCGCCAATCCCCTCCACGCCAAATCGAATGCTGGTATTGGGTAGCTTGATCTTGAAGCGAATGAGGAAGTAACCGTTCGGCGCGAATGGGGTCGGGTCGAAGTGATCGTTGAGCATGCGCGGCTGGAAGCCCGCATCGCCATTCACCCGGATGACGTTCCCCGCACCTGGCGCCAGCAGTGAAGGCACTTCGTGCTGGATGCTTGCCACGTCGGGGCCAAAGTCATATTCCTCATACTCTACCGCCGCGCCGGGCTTACGCACAGCATTGACCATCATTCCATTGTGGAAGATGTAGTACGGCGGTGTCGTGCCAGGAAGCGTCACTATGGGCGGAATAATCACCGGAGGGGTAACCACAGGGGGTGTGCTGGAGAGCGTCAGGTAGGGCTGCAGGCTGGCCGCCAGGGCTTTCAGTTCGGCTGGTGTATACGTGATGGTGGGCATTTAGAGTCTTCCAGTGAGAAGTAAGATGATGAGCACGAGGACGTAGGCAACTCATCTAGTCCCGGTAGTAGCAACACCCTGAATCTTATCAACTGTACGGAGTGTTCCCATCCCCAATAGGCCGAATAACAATGTCATGAGTTGGGCGACGTCGAGCTGCGGAAATGAAGTCGGATGGCCAAATAGAGCCGTGAGCCAAACGAAGAAGGGACCCACAATGTAGATCAGCGCCAGAGACGCCGCGCAGACCCAGCCGACCGCGGGGCGCCACCCTGCTACGAACATAGAGCTATTCGCCGCTTCTACCTTGTTTACGTCGGTCTGGTTGACCGTAATCGCTTGGATTTGGGCGATCTCGACCTGCAATGCACCCTGAGCCTGGAGCTCGTTCAGCGTAGCGATTGCCTGAGCGGCAGCGGCTCTATCCGGGATGACCTTATTAATGATCGCGATGATAGGAGCGGCAATCGTGTCCCAGATGCTCATGTAACCTCGTCTATGACAGTAACTGGGCCATATTAGCCCAATGCCAAAGCTTCAGCGACTGTACAGTCCGAATTGACGCCTAGGCCCTGGCAGACGAATTCTAGGTATCGCTCGCTATTGTTCTCGGTCGGTGGGGCAAACTCATAGATCGCAGCACGCAAGGTGAGACCGCGTTTGGCGAATAATTCCAACTGACGTTCGAGGTCTGCCCAACCGTGCTCAATGGTGTCTATTTGACCGATGGCATCTGGATGAGCAGGGTCATGCTGAGAGTGATTTGAATGTCTCAGATCGCCCGGATTGTTATTCCGCTGAGGAAGACTCCCCGGAACATAAAAGCCCTCTTCGAGAGCAATCAAACGCGCTAACTTACTCACGCAAAATCTCGGTAGTTATTGGTGAGCGAGTTTGCTCATTTCAAAAACCTACTGGCGACCATGAGAATTGCTGAAATTACCCCTATTCCGCCCAATGCCCAAGCCATTGTGCGTTCCAGATATCTCAATCGTCTCTCATAGTCGCTAGTTATGTTGGTGATCAGTGTGGCAAGACGGCTAACTTCTCTATTTGTCCCTTCCATGAGTCCCGCTATTCGCTCGTTGATAACAGGCTGAGCAGCCCCAGTATCTATGAGTTTATGGAGCTGCTCAGTCATATCAGCAGTTCTTAGCTACCCAATCGAATACCTTCCGAGCATTCTCGTCATCCTGGGTTGACCAGTTATTGACGTCTTCAGCCAGGATAGGGTCGATCAGGGTCTTCTGCTTATCCGATAACAATCCGTGAACCAGGGGGTCAGATAGGGCTGTCTTGATCGATGCTCGAATGATGATGTGTCCACCGCCCGACATAATTAAATACTCCTATTAAATATGATTGTGATATTATCATCAAGCATTACGTCTTGAGACTTCGTATCAAAAAGCGCCTCCCCTATCACGAGGTCATTTCTCCTTCAAGGTCTTCTGCAGTCCATACGCCTGAATTAGATCGTGGTCGGCTCGCACCTGTGATGCGAGATCTGCGAACCTCCCGTTGATGAACGTGTTGTCGTCGTATCGATCCAGGTCAACTGTCTGCTCCGTGTGACGCAACTGCATGAATAGAGCAATATTTACTAGGATAGATAACGCTAGAATAACTGCCGTCATGATCTCGCGTGGATCTTTCGGCAGTGTGAATCGATTGACGTTTACGTTGGCATGCGCTTCCACGTGTAGGCTTTCGTCGGTGTTTCCATGTTGATGACCGCTATTCACGGTGGACTGCCGCGATACACATGCGTCTCCAGGCGATCGATCCTCGCAGAGTCCGCTTGTATAGTCGCCGTCGAGGCTCGTATATCGCTCTTCAGATCCGCTAGCTGGTAGATCACCGCCGGAATGCCAACCGTGATCAGTACCGACATGATTCCTAATGCCCAGTCCTTCCAGCTCTTCTCCTCGTGGCTGCTGTTGTCTACTCTCCTCAGCTCCAACATCTTGCATATGATTCTCTCGAAGCTTTCCCGCGTTCGACGGTCAGGTATCTCGGCGTAATCCGGATCGATTCCACGGTCACTCATTGATTATCCACTCAGCACTTGCTGCGCATCGACTGATATAATCGAGTACGTATTGGGCCACGATATGGCGATACATCCCGAATTTGAGCTGGCAATGGTGGCCCCGCCTCCTGGCTGATTGAATTCAGCCGTCATGCTGAGCGTCGGATTGGTATTGGCCGCACCCTGCACAGAGGTCGCCTGTACTAAGAAACTCTTAGCGGATGTGGCGAAGTCGTTGTCTTTCTCGATGAAATCAATTCGTCCCTTACGATAGCTACCAGAGCCTCCCGCATTCTGGTTAGCCACCAGTGAGACCTGCCACACGTTGGCCGGGCCATACGGTAGCAGGTAATAGTTAACCGTAGAGATCGCACCGATTGGCCCGAACCAATCCGTGCAGTTTTTGATCTGTGCCTGGAATTGCGCCTGCGGATTGACTAGCGGCTGCAGGTGATCGCCCTTGATTCCTTCCAGGTATACGGTAGTGCCACTATTGGAGTTAGTAATGTTGACAAACGGAACAGATAGCAGAGCCGTTCCACCAGAAGTGAATGCGGTGAACGCTGAGCTATTGATGGCAACGGTTGCCGTCCAAGCGGTCGATGAGCCACCCACGGCCGTGATCAGCGCCCACACGCCATTGATCTGCGTCATACCGCCGACGCCTGTGAAAGATATGCATCCCCCTACTACAAATGGGTTTGCGAGTAACCCTGAGTTTGTGGTGATTACAGCACTTGCGGCTTGAGTGATGGCGGTAATCGTGAATGCGCCCTGACCCGATCCCTGATAAGTGCATCCACTCATCTGTAGGGTATTAGCCGCAGATCCGCTGAGACTCACGCCAAACCCAAATGTGGCTGCAAGATTTCTGAACTGGCAGGCGGTAAATCTCAATGCCCCGTTACTGAGAGCCGCTCCCGCACACGTAGTGGACTGTGTATAGCCTGGGTTACTCTTGAGCCCATCAAATATGCAACCGATGAAATCCATCACCGATCCGCTAGCTGCTTGGATGATGGCGTAGGCTGGCGTCAGCGGACTGGTCGTCGATCCCCAGTTGTGGAACGTACAGCTATCAAACTCCATCTGGCTATTGGCCAATGCATTGGAGATGTGAGCGCTGAAGGTGCTATATGCAGTGTTGCTAATGAAATCTATACCGATGAATTTCATTCCCTTGATGTTGGCCGCGCCGGATCCGAACTGGATCCCAACTACTTTCGGATACTCTATGGTGAGAGTACTGAATACGCAGTCGGAGAAATCTCCTAGTGTTGCATCAAATGAGATTGCGACGTTCTGATTGAAAAACCGGCAATTGGTGACCGTCTGATTGATTCCACCACCGACCACCATCCCGGTGAGTCCGATGTCTATCTCGCAGTCATAGACGTATCCACCGCGTAGACTGATTCCCAGTCCTGATGCAGACAGCCACAGGTCGTGCACGAATCCACCGTTGAACCACATCGCAACCGCAGCGCCACCTCCAGACGGACCGCCTAGTATGAAAGCATTGCACATCTCAGGGGGCTGTCCGCCTGGATCCTGGGTCGCAACTCCACTAATGTATCCCCAGCCGAGCTGAAATACATTGTTGGCAACAGCGCCCCAGGCTGATAGGTCTAATAAGGTCCCTTGGCCAATGCCAGTCAGGGACATGCCTGCGCGTACGTATATCGTCGGTGTGCCGTATGGAGTATTGACGCCTGAGAATTTATACCGGCCTCCAGGGGCCGTGACGATGCGAGTCTGTAAGGTTGGCGAGATTGCATTCCAGCCTGAGTATGTAGATAGACACGCTTGCTGAAACGCATAGGTGGAATCAGCCGCTCCCGTAGGATCAGCGCCATATCTCCTAACATCGCCGTCAGGATAGGCGAATGAAGTTGGCGTAATGCCAGCTGCGATCTCCACTGCCGTGCGTGCGTAATACCCTATATTTCCAGTGGTAGAATCGAGTGCTGGGATAGCATTAGGACCTAGGAATAGATTCGCAAAGCTGTGCGTCGAATTACCTAGGGTAAGCGTATTTGTTGGATTCGGGATGAGTGATACGGTCAGAAACGGCGCGAACGGTCCTCCGGGAACATTGTCGACCGGCCAACCGGGAATGATGTTGCCGAACTGATCGGTCAATGCGAATTTGTAGGTGAGCGTCGGATCGAGCCATAGAGCGCATTCACCACGAGCATTCAGGATGATTGGGTTGGTGTTCTGTGTCGTCTGGGTGGAATCAATGTACGTCGCTTGAGGGATGAGCGTGCCAGCCTGATAGGTCGTCAAACGTCCCAGGAATAGCGGCAGTCCGAGTCCATCGGTAGCGCGAAATACCAAATTAGGTGCGAGTTGGGCCGTCATGTCGTATATGTCAATGTTGGCAGTGATCCAGAGATAAATCCTTTATTACCTGATGGCGTCCATAGGGTTTGTGCTCCATCTTTGTAAAAGGTAACAGATCCTGCTCCACTATTGATGAGACACATGCCACCAGAAATCCCTGAGCTATTATCTATCAGTCCAACAATTGGCGCGACAGTAGAGTTGAGAGTCACTCCAGGACGCAATAGAGCTGGAAGTCCATTCATCACGAAACTATTAGCATTCGATACGCCAGTCGTACCTGTGAAAACTAACGTCACTAACGAGCCATTTTTACGATATGAGATGTTTCCAGTTGGTGAAACACTGAAACCACCCCATGTAGGCGTGAATGTTCCATAGAGCGTGGTCGCTGGCGTAATGAGCTGTGCAACGCCACCTTTGATGAGAATCTGAGCAGGTTGATTGGCAACAACTTCGCCAGCCAGTAGAGCGGATCCATCTGGATTGACTAGGTTGATAGTACCTAGACCATTAATGTTGATCGTGCTAGCACCAGTATTAGTATTGGCTGGTATCCAATAGATGATCACTCCATCGGTATAAGCGGTAAAACTAGCTGTGAAAGTCAGAATATAGGCATTCACCGATCCAGTATCGACGCCACCGAATAACGTGATTAACTGAGAATTGACGACGTTGTCGATGGTCGCGATTATGTTGCCATTCACATCCGCGACGATGAATTTATATGCTACGTTCGGAAGTAGCCACAGCGAGCATTCACCCCTTGAATTTAACGTAATTGGGTTTGTATTGACGGTACCGATGGAATCTTTGTAGGTTGCGATCTGCGTCAGCGTTCCCGCCTGATAGGTGCTGATTGTTCCCAGATATAGTGGGTTGCCGTTATTGTCGACCCAGCGCTGGACGAGATAGGGAGCGAGAACTGTGACGGTCATCGCTTTACTATCCAGTGTTGTACAGGTGTAGGCTTTCCTTCACACGATAAGGAGACACATATGATCTGGTTGTTCTTTCTTGGTATCATCACGTTGTCGGTATACAACTCAGGGTTCCGCAAGGTTCTGCTATGGACTTCTCCACTGTGGATCTTCGCGGCTCTATGTGTCTGAATCATGGTTGCGGCGTAGATGGCAGTTTGGTGAGTCCCGCACCTGGCGCGAGAGATCGCTTAGCAAAAGCATTGTCGGCCATTCCTTTGATGATCGGCATGCCCATACCTAATGTTTTCGCATTCACCGCAGCGCCGACGAGCTCGCTACCGACGCCCCTGGCAGCATTCATAACCACACCGGACTTGGAGTAATTGACAGAATGTCCCGGTGGAGGCACCTTGGCGTTGGTGATCACACGTCCGAGAGACTCCAAAGATTCGCGAGTTTCTGCAGGCACCAAGGAATCGAGTTTTGGCCCATACTTCTCCAGCGCGCCGTTATAACCATGGGGAGATACTTGGCCATTAGGAGTAATGGCTCGATCACGAATCGCGTTGAGCGCGTGGCTAGTAACAGCTTGTCGGCCTTCGTCATCCAACTTGCTCATGAGCCTATCGACATTGGCCTTGGGCGCCTGTAGCGCGTACTTGTCTAAAAACTTATCCGCGAGCGCGGAAGGGTTACCTTTCTTCACGCCATTGATCGATGCATCGTTCACCGCCGCTTGGTAGGCAGGATCTGCGTCCAATTCGTCAAACCGCGCTTTTGCAGCTGATCGGGCCGTATCGAACAATCCTTTGGCCTGGGAACTCTCAGCGTCCATAGGCTTCACTCGGTTGAGAGCCTCCTTCACCTTGCCAATGGCAAAGGCTGCATTCCCATCCTGAGACGCCTTGGCTTTCGCGATCTCATTACCCAATTGGGTGTCATAGGCTTGATAATCATCGAGTGTCATCTTTCCGTTGCCGCCCGCCACATCATCCAATATCCCTCTTGCGGTGGGCGGCAGAAATCTAAACTTACTTTGCGGTTTCAAAGCAGCGTTGGCATCGCTGACAAACGAGGAGCCATCCATCTGCAAATCTCCGGTCGCAGATGCCGCGCGGGCCGCTGCGTACTTCTTGTCGATGTCAGCGACCACGGGCTCGTCGTAGGCTTTGAGCTTGTCTATCGTCGTTTGGCCGTTCTCGATCGGATTGTTCTGCACAGCTCCCGGAGCGGCTTCACGCCGAATGGTATCGAGCGCATCCGTCATCTGAACGTTCTGCTTGCTGATACGCGCCTTGATGTCCGGATGCACGCTGTTCTGCTCAGCCGAGAATTGGTTCTCATCGCGCGTCGCCTGACCTTCCATTAGTTCCACACCGTGTTCCGCGGCATCCAAATGGTTCTCATAGGCGGTCTGGTTGACCGCTCCGCCAGTGTCTTGAGCTGCCTGACGAACGGCTTGCTGAAGCTCAGGAGGTGCTGAAGCCAATCGAGGGTCCACCGCTTTGGCCGCGCCCATCGACTGAGGTGAATTATCGAAGGGTCCCGGTGTTTCACGTGGAACACCCGCTGATCCAAAAGCTCGTGAACCAATACTGCCTGCAGTGCGGATTATCGGCACCGCAGTAGAGATCGCCTCGAGCGCTTGCGGAATGCGCTCCTTGAAGGTCTGCGCGGCTGGTCCGGTTCCGAATGTCTTATCGTATTGGGTGCCGATCTGCTGCGGACTGATCTGAGGCTGACCGCTGATCTGGCCGCCTAGAGTTGGGTCAGTGTCGATGACTGATGCCCAACGTTCAGCATGACTGCCCTTCCCTGGAGCGGTGCCCGTGGCGACATCAGCCAATGTGCCTATGCCATGGATGCCCCCTTGAACCGCTTCTTTCCCGCCCTCCCACAGCATGGGTAATAGTTCCGGCTGCTTGCCTTTTGGATTCAGCACGGGAACTGAGCCGGATATTGGCCGATATCCGCTGGAGGATGGCGCAAAGGCAGCATCAATGGCCTCGTCACCCGTAGATGCGCCGGCCGACGATTGATCGCCAGCCGAGCCGAATGCTGCATCAATGGCCTCGTCACCGGTCGTCGGCATTATCCAGTCCTAGAGCATGAGCCGAGGCCCGCGCTTTATCGCGAAACTCCTTGGCCTCTTGCGCATTGCTGAAATTGCGACGATAGAATGCAGCTTGCTGGTCCTTGCTTTTCAAGGAAATGAACTCGTGAACCAGAGGGCCGGCGCCTCCGGTCAAAGCGTCATCCGCACTCTGGAATCCCCCCAAGTCAGGATGTTTGGCCTTGTATGCCGACAGGTTTTTCCCCTGCGCCATATTCTGGCGAAAGCTTCCGCGCACGTAATCCATGGCTCCATGGATGGTCTGCGGGTCCGATGTGGCCTCTGGTGTGCCAGATAGGATCGTGGCCGCGCGACTGTCGGAGGGCGCCGCCGAGGTCAATTGCGTCTTGACGATACCGAGGTCCTTCTCGAGTAGCTGTCGTGCATAGGTCGCCTCTGACAGCCCCACTGAGGCGGCTCCCTTGGACACCCATGCAGCAAACTTGCCTGAGTGGATTTGATCCGCTAGATCATCGATCTGCTGCGTGGTCTGGATACCTGCCGGCGCCGCTTTGATATTGGCGCTGATCTGGTTGGCACGGTCAATATCGCTGCCGGCCACACCAGTGGCGCGCGATGCCGCACTGGCCGTTGCTGAGCTTGCGGCGGCCTTGTAAGGGATCTGCTCGGTGGGCGCGAGACCTTTGGCAATTGGTGGGCCTGCAGGCGTAATCGCTCCCGTGCCTGGTGCGACGGAGGCGCCCTGGACGGTCGGTCCCGTATCGATCGATGTCGTGCCAGGTAATTGCTCGCCGGCCGACTTCGCCTGCAGCTGCAAATTCTGCAGCGCCTGACTCATCTTAGCGGGCGGTGTATTTTGCAGTACCTGGCCATAGACGCCTGCCACGCGCTGGGCATCCGGGCCGCCAGCCTCGCCAAACTGCTGCAGGGCATCGAGCACCTTTCCACGGCCGGTCTGGTTGCCAGACTTGACATCCGGATCCTGCGCGAGTCCTGCCACCTGCTGGCTAAACTGGCCTCGGAGCTCCTTATTGAGTCCTGCTAACTGCTGTTTGGCGTCGAGTTGCGAATTCTTGATGGCGAGCAGGTTCTTCGCGATCTCGGGTGCAGAATCTCCCGTGGCCTTGAATTCTGGGCTGGTCAGCGCGGAATCCAGATCGAGTGTTCCGTCATCGCCGTGATGTTTGGCGATGTCGAAATTCTTGAAGAATTGGCCAGCCGCCTGACGTTGGCTCGCATCCTGCTGCGCCACTTGCGCGCCGGCTTGTGCGGTCTGCTGAGTATACTGGCCAGTCTGTAATGCCTGACGCTGTTGCTTCAGTCCCAATATGCCTGAGAGCGTATTGATCGATTGCGATGGATCTGGGGGCTTGATCAGTGCGCCGATCGGCTGAATCATATCAGGCATTGGTCAGCCCACCGGGGTGAAATCTTGGAAGTTATTGGGATTTTCCGTATCCCAGGCTGCGGCATTGTTCCCGCCACCACCTGCGGCCAACCAGGGCACTGCACCAGAAATAGCGCCGCTGATGGCATTGGCGCCTCCCACGATACCACCTGCTTGAGCGGTTCCTATGTTGGTTGCGCTCTGCGCAGCCTGGCCGGCTAGGGTCGTTCCCTGTTGACCTGTATTGTTGGCGCTCGATTGACCCAATCCTGCGATGCCGGATAGGCGACTGAAGATATTGCCCTGCTGGGTCTGGTATTGGTTGAATGCGTTGTTGAAGCTCGTGTTGGCGGCAGACTGATTGTAATCGGTCAGATCCTTCAAAGCAGACCCAGATAGTGCGCCTGCCCCGGCAGCATTTGCATTTTGTACGCCTTGCATGCCCTGCTGCTTTTGGAAGTTGTAAGCGGGTGATAGCTGTTGCCAGTTCTGAGTGGTGAATGGCGTGGTGAGCGAGCCGAATCCCAATCCGCCCGTCTGTCCTTGTGGTTGTGTACCAGCCGGAGGTGTTCCTCCTGCGATGGCCGCTCCAGGTCTATTGATGGTATTACCTACCAGACCAGACGTTGGGTTTCCCGAAGGAGGGAATTGGAATGAGCCCAGCGATCCAACCGCGCCCTGGCCGTTGTAATACGGTGAGTATGTGCCCGATACACCGCCAGTCGGATTGAATGCCGGTTGCCCCTGAGAAGGCGTCGGCTGAGCATTCGGATTGCCGCCTGTTGCAGTTTGCGGAGAAATTCCCAGTCCATAGTCGAGTGCTGAGAGCGCGCCATAGCCAGAATTCATATACGGCGCGTTCTGGGCCGTAATAGTGTTGAATTCGTTCTGACTGATGTTCTGAGCGTTCTGCGCGGATTGTGCCTGTTGATTAGCCGCATTGCTCGCAGCATCAGCCTGCATGGAGCCTGTTACAACAGACCCCACTACTCCTGCAGCAGCGACCCATCCGATTGGGATCTCAGCACCCTCCGGCCATATGGCCCCAACGTTTATCAACCTTGTCAGACTTATCCAAAATAACCTGAATAGTTTCTTCTGCTGATTTTTTCAGATTCCAAGGCACTAGTGTCTCCTAAGACAAATGATGAGTGTGATGCGATCCTCATCGCTATCATTAGTTACCCAATGTGGATGAGAGTTGTCGAATGTCCACAAATCACCCGGATGAGTCACCAAATATTCATTCTCAAAGTGAAACGCCTGCGCAGGATTCCCCTTGACGGTCACGGCAAATTTATCGAATGTGCGTGCATGCCATCCCTGATCGACATGCGCATAGACCTGTTTGCCAGCCGGTATTTTGGTAATCAACACCGCTCCCAAAGTAAGCGCCTGAAACTCCATTGAAAGAGAATGGGAAATGCGTACGGCTTCACTCAATTCTTCTGCTACTGGATACCACTCAGGGATATGCTCAGAATTGAACTTACGCATATCTCCATCATAGTTTTCGATTGGGTTGTATCTAACCCAGATGTCAGACACTTCATGGTGAGGTGATTGTGGATGCTCAGTTCGAAGACGGATAGTGTCCCACTGCACATGTTCTAACTGTTCCTGTAGAGCACTCACATCGAATGCATGCTCTCTAATCATTTGGACGTGCATATCGGCTCTCCTGATTGTAAAACCGCAATGAGATCTGCATTCTGGATATTCATGCCACGCAGTAACTCGTGCCGTTCAGGATCGAAGGGATACTCTAGCAGATACTCATAAATCGGCGCTGGATTGGTAAATAGGTCTCGCCAGTCAATGTGACGACCCTGGACTCTATCCAGTGCGCTAAAGTCATAATCACCCTCGATTCCGAGTCGCTGCATAGATTGACGCACTTCGGCCGGCTCACGGTGCAGAATCACTTTCCGGGCTGGATGACGATTGATCTCCAAGAGCGCCGAGACAGTGCACGCAATCCCCAATGATCTCGTACTTACCCGTGCATCCAATTGCGTATGCGTCCAGGCATAGAGCGGCTCGTGTAGGCACAAAGTAGTATCGGTCGTGAGCCAGTTGGCAGCCCAGGCGGTTCCGGATCGAGGTGCGCCCAATATCATGAATTCAATCATCGCGGCACGAATGTGACTGTAGGGGGCGCCACTGGATAGGTGACTACCAATGAATCACCCTGAGCGAGTTGGAACATGCCAGCCGTAGTGCCAGTGATATAGAAATTCCCATCACCGCGGGTGAACTGGATCTGCGTCGTAGAGCCGCCCTGGACGATCACTGAGCCTGCCTCTGTGGCCAGGTAGGTAAAGGGAGAGGGTCCTATCTGAAGCGGCGTCACCGGCCCGCTAGGCTGGCCTTTGAGTAGGCCCAACCAGAACGTATACCAGCCGCGGGTGATCACCCGACCATCGGGGCTGGTGAGGCGTTCGTTATACGAGGGCATGCGATTGAATGCGTTCACGAGCCTTGAGCGTCCTCGGCCTCGCCAAAGAGTGTGGCGCCAATGATGTCTCGGGGCACGGGATCAGAGAAATTGACCTCCCAGACCCGATCACGGGCCTCTCCACATTGCCAGACAATGGCTCGGTTACGGGTATCGCCGACTAGCCCAATCTGCACGTCTACCTCGTTTCCATAGCTGAATCCGCCATCATCGCTCCAACGGATCATAGCCTGTGGATTACTACCCTGGCCTGTCTGCAATCCCACGCCTGGCGTAAATTCCACTTGCATAGAGGACTGGAAAATACGCTTGCGGCTCTCCCGAGCCCAGATGTGCGGTGCACGGCGTTGAGCTCGAAGAGGCGCGCCATTATCGGTGTAGATTGATCGGCTCTGCTGATGAATCTGGCCGGTTTGGTAATCCCCCCACATGCGGATATTGGCGAAATTGACGAACACATTGCCGATGTGCCGGTGGTAGGTTGCAGTTGCGGCATTCCATGAAAGGCGCTGCCACCAGGCATCCGGTGAGCGCAAGGTCTCGGATGTCGTCACATCGAATACCCAGGTGGTATCCGCGGTCGGAAAGGTGAGCACGTACATCACGTGTCCCTGTTCCTCGTAGCAGTCGCCGATCGCATCGCTCACTTGCGGATAGGTGCTAATCGCAAATTCGACCGAGTGATTGCTGATCCGATCGACACTGTATTGGTTGGTCATCACCACAATATTCTGGCCCTGCTCATTTTGAGCAAGCCACGCAAGATTAGTCCCTACCCTGGCAATTGAGTGCTTGGCCGAGCAGCCCATTTGCGGACCGATGCCGGGTAGGCGCGAGAAGGCAAAGTTAGCTCCGCCTGCGTTGTACCAAACCTCACTTGTCCTCTCACCGACTAGCCAGATCTCTCGGTTATTCTCGAACAATGTCACGAGATTATCGGTACTGCTGTCTTTGAGCGCATAGAATAGACCGGCAAATGTCAGCGTATAGGGTACCGGTGCATTCGTATAGAACGTGCGACTTCCAGGCTGATTAAAGATCAGCCATCCTTCAATGAAGGCCACTCGATCTGCACCTAAGAAAGCCGGATCAGTGATCTGCCCGAATGCCGGAATGTTTAGCGAGAACGTGTCGTTGGTTTGATTTGAGTTGGCGTTTGCCGTGATCGTGATTGTATTGGCCGTAAAGCTTATAGCCGTAATAAAGCTACCGACAATCGCACTAGCACTATCGGTTAACACCGCATTACTGGCCACAATCAGATAGTTCGGCACCAGTTGCCCAGGCGGAAAGCTGATTACATTGGTGCCACTCGTCAGATTGCCGGTGAATGTAACCGTCTTTGACGTTCCGGAAAGCTGATAGAAATAGCCAAATTGGCCATCAACGATGACTGCATAGCCACCTAATCCATTGAACAGCACCCCGTTATCGCGAATGACTACGCGACCATTATTGGTGAGTAGGTTTCCGACTTGAGTAATAGAGAACTGGGCAATGCTGGTTTGGGTGGCAGAAGTCGTCACCGTCACAACGTTGAGCACATTTCCCACAACAAACAGACATTGCGTATTCCCTGGTAATACCCATGCACCCCTAACAGGGCCTGTATTCAGCGTATTGATGATCGGCGCTAGTCCTGGCGCTCCAAGAAGAGCAAAAGGCATCTTTGCCTTTGGATTTTTGTCAACCTCTAAGAACCAATTTATGCAGCTCTGTGCATCTTGCAGCAACATCGGTGCCGTATAGGCAGGACCACACAACCCAATGTCAGCACCATCAAACATGTTAGGTGAATCCTCCAGTTATCACCCAACTAGCATCGTTACTCTGGCTTCTCACCAGTACATCGTCATACCGGAGTGTCTCGACTGGAGACTGGTTCAGCGCCCGGATGAAGGCGCGCGCTTCGGTCGCTCGACGCAGCAGTTGTAAACTCGGTGTCTTGCCGTAGCTCGGGCACAGTTCCAGAGCCAGGAGCGCTTTGAGCGATCTTGCATAGCCTTGCGGGAGCTTGATATCTTGAGCGATATTGGTGAATTCGCTGAAGATGAGATCCGTGAACAGATGGACTTCTCCTGCGATACTGGGGTTTGGGTATGCCCAGAGTGTGGCTAATGGAAATGTCGGCTGGTAGGCCACCACGAGCGGCCAGGGACCGGGATTGAACTTGAGCCCAAACTCGTTATACCGGTCCATACTCATAGTGCAGTCGAACCAGTAATCGAGGTTCGAGTTACCGCTCGCTGCCAGGCGCGTGTAGCCGGTGGGCGCTAGTCTCAGTGGCCGCGCCATCTTGATGTCGCCAGGAGTCGTATAAGTGAACTGTTCGGCCACGCTGACTGTCGAGAGTGCGTTTTTGCTCATCGTGACGGTCTGAGCACCGGCATTGAACGCCAATACAGTCGTACCCGCAGGAACCTGCGCCTGGGTATCGCTCAGATCACCGTTTATCACGAGTGTCGAAGGTACCGTGACATTCGATATCGTAGGACTACCGCTGATCAGCGTGCCACTGAACGTCCCGCCTATAGGATTACCAACAGAGTATTTGAACTGGTTGGGGATCCACGGGAATATGTTCTCAACTGTGGTGTAAATGTATCCCTTATCGAGTGATAAAGAGTCGAGCAGATCATTGAGTTTGCGCATTGCCACGGCAGCATTGTTCACCGGAAGCACTTGGCCTGGCGCCGTAGCATTGATATCGATCAACGCATCGGTTATCAGTTCGTTAGCCGTTGTCACTCTTCGGTTCCAAACTATTAGAAAGACAAGATTATGGTTAAAGATCCAGTTGCTCCATTGAAAGGAGCAGATGTAAAAATAACAGTGACAGTATCATTGTCTAAAGTTGCTGACGCTACCGATATACCTCCGACAGATCCAGATACAGAAACTATTGCATTAGGAATAATAGGGAACACGCCATTATTCTTGATGTATCCACGCATACCAACTTTTGCATTAGTAGAAGACCCATCACCAATTAAATTAATATTGAAAACTACAAACTGATTAATAGACATATCTATTCCTCTGTTCCGAATAGGTAACCACTCAACGTGTCAGCCAAACCAGCGTTAGCTGTGAGGACATTATTGACTGCTGAGCTAAGAATCCCATTACCGAAAGGTGGCGAAGTCAAGACGCTACCTAACGTGGCTGATGGCAACACCAGGATTGTAGTGCCAGCAGTGTTGTCCTTTAGGACAATGTTAGCTGCTGCACTTGCAGATAATTGATAACCCATGAGCCGAAAGCGGCGACCCGCAGCTGGCGTCCAGATCGTGGTCTCGGTGGCAATAGAAACAGAATTTAGCGGGATGAACTTTCCCGGCGCCCTAACGCGAGAAATCGTCTGTCCATTGAACTGCGTGGTCTGCACACCTGACTGATCGACTACTGCAATTCCATAGGTTGACCAGGTTGGAGCGCTGGCGGGACCGGATGTATGGTTGATCGAATGGAAGCCAAACGGCAGATTGAGCGTGCTCGGCTGAAAGACAGGAACAGTAAGGACTGGAACGGAGAAGTTATTGAGAAAGAACAGCGCATTGAGGCCTTGGAAGCTGATCTCCATGGGAATGAATGTGCTGCCCGTCAGAGCAAAGGCCTGACGGAAAATCCGTACGCCACCGGCGTAGATGCTAGCTCCAAAGGAGCCCGTGATATCCAGCTCCCAGACATATCCGTCCTGTACAGGAGTGGCTGCAGTCCAGCTTCCTGGGCGGGTATAGAAACCGAAGCAACGGTTTGTATTGGTTGCCGGTGAGGCTTCTGTTTGTAGCAGAGCACCTACTGTGATAGCACCAATAGACGGTTCGAAATTCTCGATTGACGAGATCGCCGCGCCATTTGACGCGGTCGTGCCGAGTGTGGTGACTAGATTACCACCCGACTGCGTCATCGTCCCTGTGCCGGCGGTCACAGGAGTCTGCCATCGATAGGTCGTATCGATTGTCGTGCCGTTGAAGTTGTCTATCAACAGAACATCAGGAACGGGCGTGATCGGAAACTGAAAGCCTGCCGCACTCGGAACCAATGTCAGGCTGTTGCCATTTGAATCACTGACAACATTGGGCGTGCCTAATGCAGTCCACGCGCTACCTGTCCAGGTGAAACTCTTACCCGTATCGGTCTCACGGAAGGTATCCCCGGTACTGGGTACGCCGAGGCTACCGATTCCGGTCGTGTTGGTTGGCTTGATATCAGTCGATAGACCGTACCAAGTGCTGGAATTGCGCGTGATTGTCATGACTCATCCTTACTGGATAGAGGACATGGCAAGACCGGGGTACGGGCGATTGACCTCGATGGCAAACGATCCAGATTGATAGGTGAGTCCGCCTGCCGTGCTGTTGTTGAATGCGACAGACATTACGTTATTCGCACTTACCCTGGCGTTTTCTATCGTTACTAGCGTTGTCAGCGCGAACTGCGGAGACACGGACAGGATGTCTCCAACCTGGAGACCTGGAACGGTAAATGTCTGCTCAACGGTAAGTCCTGCTCCCGTTGCTGCAGGAGTCAGATTAACTATAAGAATGAATGAGCTTTGGATGTTTCCAAAGGTGACTATTTGTGGGCCCTGAGGCATGACTGATCTCCTAGTAAGCGACGCTATTGATGTAGCCTTTTACGGCGATGGGAAAGTCAGCGAGAAACGTCGCCTCTGTTGGCGCAGGATTGGTGGTCCATCGCATGTCGTAGCTCACGTATTCAGGCTCGTTAGTAAACAGCGCATATGCAACATCAACCTTTCCGCTGCTCGGGTTTAGTCCATAAAAAATAGCCCGTGGAGTAGATAACGCGGCCATGATGTTCTTGAACGCCTGATATTCCGCGCTCTGCTGACTGATGGACAGAATCATGAATCATCGCTCCCTCGAAAAAAGGAGGGCCGAAGCCCTCCAATACATGGCATCAGGTTTGATCGTATCCGTAAATGAACACATCTACAGTGGCGTTGGCGAGTGCCGTACCAACGTTGATATACATGGTTTGCGCAGTCAATTGCAGGGCAGCCGTAGCTGCCAATGCACCCGCTGCGATTGAAGCGTTGGCGGTCTGCGCCGTGAGCACGCCCTGTGTACGCACGGTCGTTCCGGTAGAGGCCGGACCTGTAAAAATACCTATGCCGGCCGCCGCAATTGAAGCGGGGACACCTGATACCAATCCATTGGCTGTCACCACTGTGGCTGGTGACCAAGCAGCAGAATTGATCACTGGCATTGCCGCGGCATCGCCTGTCTGCGCAAGATTTACTGCTCGCGCTACGGCCAAGAGCCTTAGAGCGTTGGTGAGCACCTCGACCGGCTTCTGGCCGGTATTGACGGGCAGGAGGCCTGCGACGGTATTGGGAGTTACCGTTTGCGCAGGAGAGTTGTTGAGAGTTGTCATGTTTTGTTCCTAGATGTGGTTCCACGCGCGTCGCTTGCGGATCGCGCAGATGAGTTGTGGCGAGACTGCATATTTGGCTGCGAGCGCTTTGCCGCTATCGGTGCTGGCGCGGATGTCGAGGACGATCTCGGGCGTGATGCGTGATGACTTGCCGCGCTTTGGACTGATTCGCGGAGCATGACCGATGAAATCAACCTTCAGGTGAGACCACGAGCGCCGACACTTGATGTCTGAAATCGTCATGGTCGTCACGCCGAAGTCGGCTGCGATCTGTGTGTAGGGACGACAGTCCGCCAGGATAGCCAGGACTTGCCCTTCTGTGAGCACGGCATTCGCCGCCAATTCTCCGAGGCGAGCATTGCGGCGCTGCTTGAAGTCCATGTCGCCGACGTTCTCTTTGGCACTTCCGAGCCACAGATGCGATGGGTTGACACACGCTGGCGTATCACAGGAGTGACAAATCATCATCCCAGGAGGGATTTCTGCTCCTTCGTTGTGATATGCCCAAGAGAATCGATGAGCCTTTGTATACCTGACTGTTCCGACTATTCCAGCAAAACGCCCGTACCCATCGATGTCAGCACATGCTGTCCAAAGCCAACATCCATTTGGACCATCCTTTCGATGCTGTCGATTGAATCGTTCAATTGGTGAAAGTCCTTTCATCATGCCCGAATGCGCTTTCACCACGAACGGCGAACCGTACAACCGTGCTCGTCGTATGTGCTTCGAACACATCCCCAATGCAATCACAGGTTTCTCACAGCCTTTACAGCCACAGATCTTTGAATCCATACTTCACCTTGTTGAGACTCGTTCATAAGAACAGCTTCAGTATACAAGATTAAGATATGATTTTGTAAGTACTAGCCAGCTATACGAATTCCGAGAGTACGGTATAGAGAAGCCGGGCCATAAAGTACATCGCAGCGGGTTGGTTCTGAATCGTTGTTTATCGTGTACTGAGTCACGCAGCGAATACTCATCCCCACATCCTCATCGTCGTACGCGCGTGCCGCGAATTCGACTCCACGAGGCAATGGCAAATCCGCGAACGCCAGTGCGAAGGCGTACTTGTGGAAGACCAGGGATTGCGGAGAAGTCTGGCTGATGCCGCCTGCGCCACCGTTGACCGTGATCGTGGCGCCGGAAGCAGGCGCTACGGTGACGTTCTGGAACTGACCGCCGCTGATGCACGCATCGCCGATGGTGAGGGTCAGAGTGCCAGTGCCGGAGCTCGTGTAGAGTCCTGTGGCCGGATTGAACGTACCCGCGGCAAGTGTCGCGGAGCCGAACGTGAGGCCCGGATTGGCCGCGCCATTGGGCGGCACGATAAAGCCACCCGGTGGCAGCACTACGAACTGCCGCAGAGTCTTGCCGTATTGCTGCCGACTCTGTGGATTGACCGGGAAGACACCCGCGAACTGGATGATATCGCCGACTGCTACGACTGCGGTGCTAGCTGTCCAGCCCTGAGTGGACACTGTGCCTGACTGCGCCCAGCCATCGGTCAGGAAGGCTGTGCCGGCAATCGGGGTCGTCAGGACTGGCGTACCGCCTTGGGCACCGGAGACGAACACCGGAATGTTCTGGTCTTCGAACCAATCGAGACCCGCGAACTGGCGGGCGACCATGCCTTCTTCGATGAATTCACTGATACGCGCCTGGGGATTGAACAGGCCCTGCACGGTCGCGACCATGCTCGACATGCTCGTTGGATCTAGCACCGCGTTCTTGACGCCCTGCTTTGGGCAGGACTCGTTGGCGAGTAGCGCGCGAGCGTCCGTGAAGAGCTTGAGGGAGTTGGGACTCGTGCCCAACGTGCCCAGGCTGGCCGCAGTATTGAGGTAGAAGTACTGCGCGGAGTCAGAATCCACGCGGTTGGCCATTGTGGCCACCTGTGGGCGCAGGATGCGCTCTTTGAAGAGGTCCATCGAAAGCGCCAGATCCTGGGTGGTGAACTGCACCGACACCTGGAACTGGTAATTGAGGGATACGGGAATGCTCGACTCGTAGGTGTTTTCCACGAGCAGCGGCGGACCGTAGGCGCCCTTGTAGCGCGCCGGCCGGCGGATGTTGCAGGTTGCTCCGATCTTCGCGCCCGTCTGTGCGAATTCTTCCGAGTACTGCCGCTCGACGCGGTTGGCGATGATCAGTTCGTTTTCGAGGACAACGAGCGCTTCATTGGTGATGTAGCTCATCGTCAAAAGGGTCTGTGCGACCATGTGGGTCTCCTGAAAGGTTTGACTTTCAGGAGCCACTCACTCCATCAATGACGCTCGCGCTTTTCCCGTTCGCGCGCCCGGTGATAGGCACGCAACTCCTGGAAGGACATCCGGGATGGATCGGTATTGACTGATCCAGTCCCGCTGCCTGACAGCGGCGTAATCGGTGGAGGAGGGGCTCCTGGCTTGTGCGTCGCACCCTGGCCAGCAGGAGACTCATTCGCTGGCGGACTCGGCTTGACTGTTAACGAATCTTCTATCTTGCCCAACTCCCGGATACCGGTAATGGGCTTCAATTGAGCAATCCGCTGTGACTCGGCGGGATTCTTCGCCAGATAATAGGCGATCCTCGCGCTATTCTCACTCTCAAAGATGTAGTTCAACACAAACTGTGGGACTCGATCGGCCGGCGTGCTCTGTACAGAGCGCATGACCTGATCGAAGTCAGGATGTTCTTTTCTAACTGCATCCGCATTCGCCTTGATGCGCGCCTGAGCACTATCGCGTTCTACCGCAGCCCGCTCTTCGGCCTGTTTCTGCTCGTGCTCTTTGAATTTCTGGTCGGCCGCGAAATCAGCCTTCGCATCCGTGTAACGATCCCAATCGACGTTGCCGGAAGCATCCCGATACTTCCACGTGCCGTCCGCATTCTTGTCATCGATGGTGGGCTTGGCCACCTCGGCGGGTGGTGGTTGGGATTTTCCCTCCAGCTCTTTGAGGCGTTCTTCCGCGGCCAATGCGCGTTGCTCGACCAACCGGCGCTCGTTGTACTGTGCTTCCGCGAAGCGTTCGGCTTCCTGGGCAGCTTCCAGCGCCTCCTTCATCTCAGCGTGCTTCTTGTTGACCGCGCGCTTGGCTCGCTGGATTTCCTTCTGCGCTTTTTCCGGGAGCTGCTGCTCTTCGGCCGTAAGCGCTTCGTCAGACTCTTCTGCTTTGGATTGCGCGGCCGGTTCGGCCTCTGGCTTCTTCTCACCCGCTCCACTCAGATTCAGTTCAGGTGTGCCCTTGGTCACTTCCAACGCGGGAGCCTCAGTGCTTCCAGGCTTGTGATTGGGCACAACTTCGGCTTTGCCTGTCTGCACAAACTCGACTAGACCCTGCGATGTGACTACCTTACCCAAAGCTATACCCCTTGATAGAATCGAGCGATGCCAGATCGCAAGACTTCATATACCCGCCACGGCCGAACACGTGGCGGCAAACCGGATTCAATACTGGTCATATGGAGACGTATGATAAGCAGGTGTACGAAACCAACCGACCGAGCATATTCCCGTTACGGAGGTCGCGGAATTACCGTCTGCGATTCGTGGTTGAGATTTGCGAATTTCCTTGCCGACATGGGCGAGCGGCCGGCAGATATGACGCTGGAAAGAATCGACAACAATCTGGGTTATGTTCCTGATAACTGCCGATGGGCAACCTACAAGGAGCAGAACAACAATCGCCGCGACAATCGATTTATCACGCTCAACGGTGAAACGAAAACCATGGCTCAATGGTGTGAGCAGTTGGGACTCCCGCAGAAAACGATAAGCCAGCGGATAAACGGCTACGGATGGTCTCCAGAGCGCGCTCTGACTGAACCAATTCGTAAATAGGTTCATTATGCTACACCGTTTGATTTTTCTGCTTTCTCAGCCGCCGCCGCCGTCATCTTCGCCAATTCTTTCTCGTGCCGGCGATCCTGATTGCTGTCGATCAGTTTGGCACCTGCGTTGATCTCTGCGACATCACGCGCCGTGGTTGATCCAACATGAATGCCAAATGTCTTCACCTGCGCGTCTATTGAGGTGTCATGCAACTTTGTCTGCGCCTGAGAGCCGATCTTCTCGCGCTCGACCTGCATCCAACCTTGCTCGATCGAGCCCTTGTACTTCTGCTCGAGCTGCAGATGTTGGATAGTCTGTTGTGCCTGCTGCAGCTGATTCTGCATCGAGCGCACGATAGCTTGCGCTTCGGCCGGCAATTCCTCCATGGCCTTCGACATGCCTTCTGGTGTCGCCGGCATGAGCCGGTCGGCGATCTCATCCATCTCGAGCGCGCGGAAAGCCAGATCCGGTGCATTCTTGGCTACGAGTTCAGCC